AAAGGTCAGCCTATCGTTGATGAGGGTACACTTGAGTCTGTAGAGATTCCAGAAGCACAGATGATCGCAGAATACTTAATGTTACAGAAACGTGTTGCAATGATCGATTCATGGTTGAAACACGTGAAAGAAGATGGTAGAGTACACGGAGGTATTATTACAAACGGAGCAGTGACAGGACGAATGACTCACCGTAATCCCAATATGGGACAGGTTCCATCAGTGAACAAACCATACGGTCAAGAGATTCGTTCCTTATGGACTGTAGAAGATGGGAATGTATTAGTGGGTACAGACCTTTCCGGGATCGAGTTGAGATGCTTATCCCATTATATGCAAGACCCAGACTGGCAAGAGGAGCTGTTGAATGGCGACATCCATCAGAAGAATGCAGATGCCGCAGGTATCACTAGAGCGCAGGCAAAGACACTTATCTATGCGACGCTTTATGGAGCAGGGCCAAGCAAAGTCGGGAGTATTGTTGGTGGCGGGGCAAAAGAAGGGAATGAAATTCTATTCCGCTTTTATAATAACACCCCTAAGCTCCGGGAACTTATGGAGAAAGTTCAGAAAGTGGCGCCAAAAGGGTATGTACCGGGGCTTGATGGTAGAAGAATATTGGTCAGAAGTGACCACGCCGCACTCAACTCTCTGCTTCAGGGATGCGGTGCTATCATTGCCAAGCAATGGAACATCGAGGCCACTAAGATGCTCAAGCACTATGCAGTACCTTTTAAGCAGGTTGCCATTGTGCATGACGAAATACAAATTGAAACAGAGGAGAGATATGGTGAACAGGTTGCGGAAATCATGGTTGATGCCGCATCCAAGGCCGGGTTTACCTTGGGCTTTCGATGCCCAGTAGACGCTGAAGCAAAAATTGGTAAAAATTGGTTTGATACTCACTAAATCTGTGGTATAATATTACGGTAGCACCAAACAAAGGAGAATGCTATGGAAAACACTAATCGTGTAAAACTCAAAGCCGACATCATGTGGGCTTACCTCGACAAGACAAATGAAATGTCGGGCAAATATCAGGTTGACTTGTGCAACCTATCTACTCCTGCTGTTGATGCTCTGGAAGCAATGGGCATTTCAGTACGGCAGAAAGAGGACAAAGGGTTCTTTATCACCTGCAAGTCCAACAACCCTATCCGTGCTTACGACTCAGATGGAGACGTAATCGACGGTGTGGTTATCGGTAACGGCTCTAAGGCCATTGCCATGATCAGCCCCTACGAATGGAAGTGGAAGGGCAAGGAAGGGATCTCAGCATCCCTACGTAAGCTTGTCGTAGATGAGCTAGTCGCCTATGAAGGTGAAGAGGTTTCTGACTCAGGTGATGACGACGAAATCCTCTAATGCACGGACTCATTGACGCTGACATTCTCAATTACCGGATAGGATTCGCTACTAATAGTGAAGATGAGAGTGTCGCTGTCAGAACTATGGCAGGATTCTTAGAGGATTTACTTCTCTTTGACCTGCCTGAGGTTCAGACTTGGGAACTGCACTTAACAGGTTTTAATAATTTTCGTAATGAACACGCAGTGACTGCCCCATACAAGGGTAACAGAACTGCAGATAAACCAGTACACTACAAGCTTCTTAGAGAATATCTAGTAAGTTCATGGGAGGCGGAAGTCAGTGATGGGATAGAGGCAGATGATATGCTTGCTATCCGACAGACAGAGCTAGGAGATGATTCAATCATCATTACACTGGATAAAGATCTCAATCAGGTTGTAGGTTGGCATTACAATTTTGTTAAGAAAGAGAAGTATTACGTTACACAGGAAGAGGGACTGCTTAACTTTTACAAGCAGTTTCTTACCGGGGACAAGGTAGATAACATCATCGGGGTTAAAGGCATCGGTGATGTCAAAGCCGATAGAATGTTACGGGGTAAGACAGAAGCAGAAATGTGGTCTATCATCGTAGAGGAGCTTGGTGAAGATCGAGCAATTGAAAATGGACATTTACTGTATATGTTGAGAACACGTGATGATTACTTTAAAGCACCGGAACTTGGTAGCAAAACATAGTGGCAAGTTCAACAAATCGAAAGTCTACAGGGACAAAAAGAAAGACTACAAACAGGGCTACGTCAGGCATAAAGGCACAGTCTGCCAAGGCTAAAGGACGTAGATTACAGCAAACGGTCAGAGATGCGATCTTAGACGCATTCTCAGGACTTGAGAGCGACGATGTACGGAGCACTAGTATGGGTGCAGGGGGAGAAGATGTTCTCCTCTCTCCTGCCGCTAGGAAGCTTTTCCCTTACACAGTTGAGTGTAAGAATCTCGCAAAGATTGCGGTGTACAATTATTATGTCCAATGTACTGGACATAATGAACATGAACCACTTGTAGTGATCAAGCAAAATAGGTCTAAGCCGCTTGCTGTTGTTGATTTTGAACATTTTATGGAGCTAGTGAAATATGTCAGTGAATCTAAAGCAAGTAGGAGGTGACCATTATACCCGGCAGGATATTCAGCCTTGGGAGTATATGGAAGCTATCCTGACTAAAGATCAGTTTGAAGGATTTCTGATCGGGAACGTAATCAAGTATGTATCCCGGTATCAGGAAAAAGGCGGCAAGGAAGATTTACAGAAAGCCGTGCATTATATGGAAAAAGCAATCAGTATATTATGACACTTTCAGATATCCAAGAGCGTTTGAAGAAACACGTGGATGAGGTCACTCTGTTAGAGTTGCTAGAAATTAGCGCAGATGATATAGTTGATAGGTTTACAGATAAGATAGAAGAAAAATTTGACCAACTGGAGAACGAATTAGATGACACAGTACCTTGGGATAACGATTGACTATGAAAGAGACTCTCGCCTTAGTGAACAAGCAATTACGCTCATGCGTGACTACTATATGTACGAGTATGAAGATTCTCCTCAAGAAGCCTTTGCACGTGCTTCAGTGGCTTATTGCAATGATGATCTTGACTTGGCACAACGCATATACGACTATGCTTCAAAAGGTTGGTTTATGTTTGCGTCGCCTGTGCTTTCAAACGCACCTGACAATGCACGAAACAATCGGGGCTTGCCTATTAGTTGTTTCCTTACTTACGTGGGGGACAATCTTGATTCTCTTATTGAACATAATGGTGAAGTAGCGTGGCTTTCCGTAAAGGGCGGCGGTGTGGGTGGGCATTGGAGCGATGTCAGAGGGATCAGCGACAAAGCTCCGGGGCCGATACCGTTCATGAAAGTAGTGGACGCACAAATGACAGCCTACAAACAGGGAAAGACAAGGAAGGGGAGCTACGCCGCTTACCTCGACGTAAGTCACCCTGATATCGAGGAATTCATTTCCTTCAAAGTACCGACTGGTGGCGACATCAATCGTAAATGTTTTAATTTATTTAATGCTGTGAACATCACAGATGATTTTATGGAGAAAGTAATCAATGATGCAGAATTCAATCTTACAGACCCGAATACAGGAATTGTCAGAGATACAGTCAAAGCTCGCAGACTATGGCAACGAATCCTTGAAGCTAGGTTCAGAACTGGCAGTCCATATCTTAACTTTATCGACACAGCCAGAAGAAGCCTACCAGACGCTCAAAAAAGGCTTGGACTCACAATTAATGGTTCTAACCTCTGCAACGAAATCCATCTCGCAACAGATACAGAACGTACAGCAGTCTGTTGCCTCAGCTCCGTCAACCTCGAAAAGTACGATGAGTGGAGAACAAGCGGCATGGTTGGTGACCTTATCCGATTCTTGGACAACGTTCTTCAATACTTTATCGACAATGCACCAGAAGAACTATCAAAAGCTGTCTACTCAGCTTACAGAGAGCGTTCAGTCGGTCTTGGAGCAATGGGATTCCACGGCTACCTCCAAAGCAAAGGCATAGCATGGGAGTCATGGCAAGCGGCGAGTGAGAACTATGGTATATTTAAAGACATCAAAGAACAGGCGGTTGAGGCGACATACAGCCTCGCTGTGGAGCGTGGTGAATGTCCTGATGGAGTGGGTTATGGTGTTAGAAATATGCATCTGTTGGCTATTGCTCCT